CATTATGGTAGATCTGTAGATCCTGATCCGCACCAAACTGAGCTTTTTTATCGTCAACGAGATTTACATGATTTGTTGGTGCGATTGTTCCATCAACAGCGATTCCATAACTCGTCGTCTCAAGTTTGGTTACATTGTCATATCTTAAAAATACAGCTCCGTTCTCTTCTGTATATAGATAAGTCTCAGTACCTCCAGCATTTTGTAGGTTCAACCCTGTACCAGTTCTTAGATATAAAGCACCTGTTGAATTATTTATATATGAATTACTCCCATCATGGTAGATTTGGAGGTCATTCCCTGTACCAAGTTGTAACTTTTTACTATCGACAAAATTTAAACCATTACCATCATAGTTTAAAATCTGACTACCGTTAGCGCTAAAACCAACAGAACCAGAGCCAGCACGGTACCAACCTGTATCATTATCATTAGCAAATGTAAAACTAGGAGCTGCAATAGTTCCATCAGGGAACTCTCCTCCAGCATTAGCGTAATCGGCTCCTGCTAAAACAATACCAAAAAAGGCATGACCATTAGTTGGAGCAGAACTAAATACAATATTGTCTCCTGTAACTGTAAAACCTGCACTACCAGTGGGGTCTGGTTCTTGGATAACACCATTAACAGATACCATTATCTGCTGTGGAGAGGCAGGCATGGGAGTTGGTTTAACACCTCCTACTAACAATGCAAAAGAAGTAGCACTTCCATTGAATCCAGAACTTATATCATCAATAATCAGATAACCAGGAACAGCTGTCTGCAGATCGTACCCAATATACATTTGTATTTAGAAACTTATTTATCTTCTATTGTATTCGCCCCTTATTTAGGGATTACGTCGTATGTGGTCCTTTTGTTGAAGGAGCTGTAGGCCAAACAACTTTATCAAATCCATCTACTCTAAATGTTTGAGGAATATCTCTTAAAGATTGCCTATACGCAGCCCAAGCTGCCTGATCAACAGTACAACCTGGAGTCATCGTCCAATCTGATGTACGTAATAAGAAATCTCGCTTACGTCTGATAATAGACCAACTTGAATCCTCTAACGCAAGAATACTCTTATCAAACTGTTTATCAATCTCTTCTTTAATTACAGTAAATTGAGATTGAATTTCACTAAGTTGTCCAACAACAGTTAATGGCATAATCTTAAGTCTGATCGAGGTAACTTACAGTTGCATCTAAAGTAGTAGCTGTATCAGCTCTTATTCTTAAAACATCACTTGCTTCCATTATTATTTTACTTCCGCTAATTAACTCAAGAGAAGAACCGGCAGGTACGGGAACTCCTTTCAACAAATAAACATCATCGCCACTGTTCGTTACAACATAAGCATCTACATTTGCAGTATTACTTCCTTTATTAGAAACTAATACACTTAAAAGAATTAAAGTGGAAGAACCTCCGGCTGTTAAGACATTGGAGTTAGCGCTACCAACTGCGTCTGTAACAACGCTAGATTTCGTAGCCATTTTGAAGGTATTAGCCATATCAGCTTAATGCAACAATTAAAGCAAGGTTGTCATCTGAGTCAAGAGACCCAGCTACAGTTAGGTTTCCAGAAACAACAAGGTTCCCAGTTGTTGTAACTGCGTTTGAATCTATTGTAAGACGTATGGACCCTTCTGTAACAAAAGACATTGCATGATTATAAGGTCTAATTAAACCTGTATTTTCATCTCCATAGAACTTTAATGCACACCGAGACGTACTACCTGGTTGTAAATATGAATTATAAGCGTCACTTCTCATTACTTCAAAGCCACCTGTTAAGGAAGCATCATGAACTATAAGAGATCGATTATCTGTATTAACAGTGACTTCTCCTATCGCTCCCTTAAAAGCGTTAGTTTCTGTTTGGTCTCCTCTTCGGAATTGTACTTGTGTTGACATGAGCCTATCCTAATGCAACTGCAATCGCAGTAGCAAAACTTTCTGACGCAATAGTTCCATCAGAATCAGGAACTGTTAACGTTCGAGTCGTACTACCCGTTATACCTGAACATTCAAATGCCAATTGTTTTGTATTATCTGAATTATCCCTTACTCTAAACCCATTGTCATCAGTAACAACAGCACTACAAGTAAAAGATGATAAGCCAGTTAATGTCGATGCTGTTCCACCTAAAGCAACTGATGTACTACCAATTGTTACCGAACTATTAGCTAATTGAGCATTAGGTATGGAACTTGTTCCAAATGCCCCTGTAGCAGAGTTATAAGATAAACCTGAACCAGCAGCTACACTTAATGAACCGAGAAGAGCAACTGTACCTGTGGCATCTGGGAAAGTTATTGTACGATCCGCAGTCGCATCCGTTACAGCTAAACTTGTTTCATAGGCATCAGCAGTTGCACCTTCAAAAACTATACTTCCACTAGCAATAGATATTGAATTTGCAGCATCTACAGCACCTGAACGTAGAGTGGTTCCTATTAATGTTGTTGCAGTTAATGAAGTAATACCAGTAAAGGTGGTTACAGTAGCTCCTAATGCTACTGAAGTACTTCCTATAGTTAAGGAGTTAACAGTAGGGGTAATAGTCGAAGCAGTCGTTAAAAGGGTACCAGTGTTATCAGGTAATGTTAACGTCCTATCAGCAGTTGCATCTGCGGCTGTAAGAGTTATCTCATAATTATTAGCTGTTGCACCTTCAAAAATTATATTTCCACTTCCAATAGCTATTGCATTAGCTGCGTCAGCGGTACCAGAATAAAGTGTGGTAGCTGTTAATGAAGTTAAACCAGCAACTGTTGATGCCGTTGCACCTAGTGCTACAGCAGTACTACCTATTGTTAATGAACTATTAGCTAATTGACTATTAGGTATAGCGCTAGTACCTATTTCCCCAGAACTAATCGTTAGACCAGATCCACTAGCTACAGTAATAGCACCGGCAACATCAGAACTAGATGGTCCGGTATACGTAATAACTCCTGTACTGTTGTTGTACGCTAAACTTCCTAAGCCACCAGAATCTGTTACAGATACAGCGCCTCTAGATCTAGCATCTGTGTAATAAAGATTCGTATTTTCAGCTAAGTCTGCAGACGTATTGCCACCGAAATCTAACTTATCCGCAGAAGTATTTAACTCTTGGAATAAGCCACCAACAATGACAAGGGACTTTCTTGTTGCCATCCTTTACCTTAAATCAATTCATCAAGCAGGCTTAAATGAACCGTTGATTTTATGTATCTATCCTACTATCACTACCGTTTAACCAACCTCCATAGGAGGTTCAATTTTTATAGCTAGAGAGGCAGAAGTAATCGCTTCTCCAACACGAGTTATAAAATGACCATCAGCACTAGGAGCTGTCTTCGTTATAGCCCCAACACCTAAATAATATAGATCTCCAGCATCTAAACCAGACGTTGTTAATACTCCTAAAGTAATACATCTAGTATTTTCCCCTGTGTTCTTCGAGGTTTGAGCGAAACCAACTACACGAGCTTGATCAAGAGTTCCTTGAGATGTTGCAATACCAACTTTTCCATCACTACTTCGAGAATATAAAGGTTGTCCTTGAGCGATGTTTTCAAATGCCAGTGCTTCAAAACCAGCGACAGAATAGACTGTTTTACCCGCCAAAGTATCTTTTAAATCTACAAGTACCTCTGTGAGACCTTGAGAATTAGGAGCATATGGAGAATAATTACTTGTACCAGACATTATGATTGAATAAGTACAGGTGGTTCAACATAAATACTAAATACACTTGTAGTAGCCCCTTCTCCTACTCTTGTAACCGCTTTTCCTGCTCCTGACGGCGCTGTTGTTGTTATTTCACCTGCAGTGGCAGCACTTAAGAAATAAGTGTCTCCTGGGTCGATGGTAGATGGCATTGTTTTAATACCAGCAACTAAAACCTTTACTTGACCGCCTGAAGATACCGTCGAGTCAGCAAAACCGACAACTTGAGCGTTTTCAAGAGATCCATCTGCTGCACTCGCTTTGCCTACCTTCCCATCAGAAGATCTCATGTATAAAGCATCTCCATTTGTGACATCTTGGAAAGTTGTGACATCAAAACCAACACGAGCTGGAGAAAAAACAGGAAAACCGTCTTTTAAATCAATTATTGCGTCTACTAGACCTCGATAATTAGGTTCATACGGCTGTCTTGTCATTGTAAATTCATTAGCAGTCATTAAATCAACTAAAACTGCTAATGCACCCTCTAAATTGGGTTCATATCCTGTTGCCATGTATTTAACCGTTACTATTTAATATTTTAAATTGTAAACTCTCGTAGAATAAAGAAAAAAGGTAAGAAATTGGAACCAGAAGTCATTGCTGCTGTTATTTCAGGAAGCGTAGGGGCTTTTTTAGGCTTAACAAGAGCATTAAGTAACTTTAATAGGAAATTAGATAAAAGATTCGACTCTTTAGAACGTGATATTGATAATTTAAACAATAAAGTTGTCTGTGATTACGTTTTGAAGGAAGATTTCTTACGAGAAATGCAAGCAGTACACACGAAATTAGATAGAATCTTAGATCACCTACTAAGTCACCATTAAACAGCTACCCATGTAGTCGTAGCAAGGTTATATATGTAGAGTGCGCTTGTAGATTCATTATAATGAAGCATTCCATCTACAGGACTTGATGGATAACCTGCACTTTTAGAAACAACGGCTTTAGGAATTTGCCAAGCTGAACCATCATATATCTTATATAAAGGAACATTTGTTGTATCTAACCAAGATTCCCCTTTAGATAAAGATGCATAACCAGCAGCAGAGCTATTTGGTGCAGAAGATCCAATTGAAATTGGTCCTGCTTTTATTAATTTTGTTGAAGGAGAAGCTGTATTATCAATGAAAAAGAGTCCAGGCTCATCTGCATGATAAT